TATTTCTCCTTAATCCCATTCAAAGGATTGTTTTTTCTGGTCTAATATTTCTAAAACTGCACCCTTTCTAACCAAAGTCTTAACGCCATAATCAACGTTACCAGAATTAGACTTAACTAAAGATGCTTTAACTACCGCCATGCGGTCTATCTCCATGCCTTCTTGTAAACAAATACGTTCACAAGTAGATTCATCAGCTAACCACATAGCTATCGCAAATCTAACACTATCTGTGATACTTGATGCACCTCTTATCTCAGCCCTATGCGATAGAGCATCATCAGAATCATTTGTAAGAGCAGATTTCGATAAATGATGCACAGTTAATGTAGTAACACCAAGTCTGGCACTTATATTCGCACAATAACTACCCCATAATTGGCCTACTTCATTACTTGAACTGATATTCCCTGTTGTAAATGCTTGTAATGGATCAAAAACAACCAACTGCAAGTTACTAATAGTCTTTAATTCGTCAATCAACTCACTTGCAATAGGCGTAACTCCTTCTTCTCTTAATAAAATCATTGGTTCTTTTTGTTCTGGAATAGGAAATACATAAACGTCATACTCACTTTGAAATCGCTTTCCTAAAGGATCAAGACTATCAATACGTCTATGAACTTCATGCAAATCATCTTCAGCTGCAAAAATAACTGTTGAGCCACGTTGCATGACAGGTTTACCCCACCATTGACCACCTGTTGCAATTTGCAACGCTAACTGAATCATGCTTAAACTTTTTCCAACACCACCCACAGCTGCAATAATTCCGGGTTTACCCAATGGAATAAAACTATCAACTAACCATTCAATTTCTTTTGGTTTTTCAACCAAGTTTCTAATTGCATACTGTCTTATGTTTAATTTTGATTCTAAAAGCTCTAATCTTAATTTTTCTAAACCTTCTTCAACATATAAATCATTAAAATCACCAATGATTGAAGGTAGTCTTACAATACAATTATCAACTGCATTTGCAGTCTCATTTGCACACTTTTGACCAACCCCAGATGAATCATTATCTAAACAAATAACAAATCTAGCATTAACACCCACAGAACGTAGTCTCGTCAACGCTGAGACAGTAAAATTAGCAGAGAATACCACGACTACAGGTAAGTCTAATAAAGCAATAGACGAACCCGTAGCATAACCCTCAACTACATAAATATTTTCATGGTTATACAGATCATTTACATCACAATTTATTAAAAAAATATTTCCTTTGATCTCTCCACCACCAACAAACTTTTTACTTCCGTCTGGAAAGATATATTGTAGTGACTTTATATCTTTTGCTAATGTTCCATTATCATTTTTAGTGATAGAATACACAGGAACTAGCAAGTTACTATTTGTAGTTTTTAACCCGTAATTATTAACCTTTTTATCTTTAAGATACTTATGCTCCGTAACCTCTTCAGCCAAATTAAATTTTTCTTTGCTATAAACAGCGACCTCTTTATGCTTTTGTTTTTTAGCTTCCTCTCGCCTTTTCTTTGCCTCTTCCAACTTGGCTTGTAAGTCTCGCTTTTCTTGGACGGACATTTCATTAGGATTAAAAGAAGTAAACTTCCATTCTTGGCTAGTTCGCCAATTACCATAAATACATACAAAGTTATTATCTAACTGATTGTAAACATAATAACCCGATCTCTCGCCAGACTTATCTGGTCTTGTATTAACTGTTGCCATTACAGGAACTCTAACCAAGACTCCTGTTGTATCTATAAAATCTACAAGCAATCCGTTAGCTTTCATCTCGCTAATTAAATCTGTGATACTTTTAGATGTTCCAGAAAAAGCAAAGTTTTTATCTACGACAATACCCTCGTTGCCATAATATTTAGTCAGATCAACCATCGACCTGTGCCTTAGAATGATTCAAATAACTTGTAATGAGACTTCTAACAAAGCTCACTCTATCGTCTTTAGTCCATTCGTGTAAAACGTATGATTTATTTTTTTTAGATAATTCTAAATACCTATCTTTAGAATCTTTTAGTGCAACCGATAACAATTCCTCATTGATTTGTGCGAAATTGGTAATACCCTCCATTTTTCTACCCTCCTTGATTTTTTGTAAATGTTCCATTGAACAAGCACCCTTGATAACCCCGTTGCTAATATGCAATAGCGGAGAAGCCAAGCCATGACAGTAATAGCATAAGCTTGGCCTCCGATATTTAAGATCATCATAATTAAAAAGGAATGTCGTCATCAGTTAAGACATCTTTAGGATCAACATGATCTGCTGAAGTTTCTACAGCTTTAAAAGAAAATGGTTTTATAATATTTCTTTCTTTGCCATTGTATGTTTCAACATCTACATCAGCTTTAAATGATGCATTTAAAAATGCTTCTGTGTCTTTAATTGAATTAAGACCAATCGCATTACCCATGTTGCTAATAACTTTATTACTAAAGTCTATTGCCTTTTCTGAATGAAAGAATAATCGCAGCCAGATATATTTATTAGATACTTTTTCTGCAAACTGTAATGTCACACCATGAGACACACCAGCTTCAAACTGTTCCTCACTAATACATTTAAGTTCATAAGTATCTGGTTTAAGAGGAGTAAAGTCTATATCTTTTCTTTCCTCCATTCCAGCTTCAATAGGTTTACCCTCATTAAATTGTGTTAAATCCATTTTTACCTCCTAAGAAAAATTTAACATTAATAAAATGTTACAAAGGATCATATTCCTCGTAACTGTTTGCTCGATCTACTTCTTCTTCAAGTGCATCAACAATGTCTGCTAAGACTTTGTTAGCACCCAACGGGAGAATAAAATCATCATCTCCGTTTATGTCCTTAGCTTCTTGAACTAAGATTTTAGCTTTCGTTAGATAGTAAATTACCTTTTCGTGCTGTGTACTCATTTTGCCGAAATTAACTTACCAATGTTTGTCCAAGTTTTCTCTGCTCGTTCAATGAAATCATCTCCCTCTTCAACCATTTCAATAGTTTCTGGAAGTCCATATCTATTTTTAGCAACACAGCTTGGATTTTCTGTCGTTACTAAAATTCTATTTGTCTGAACAGTTTTACTTGTCATACCTTTTGCACCTTGCACTTTGACTGTACCCTTCTTGTAATTTAAGAATAAACACATATCGCAAGTCTCTAAAACTAAAGCTGATGCTGATTTATACAACTTCATTTCATGTCTATCGTATGGCTCAGTTAATGGATCGTGAAATGTTTTAATCTGGTTATGAGCAATTAAAATAATTCTCATACCTTTGTCATTTCTTAATCGTTGAACTGCATCAAGAAACTCTCTCCAATACTTTAGACTTTCAGAATATCCTTTGCCAAAACCAAATGCATCAATGCTAGGTTGCTTTCCAACCTCACAAGTCTTTGCATGGATTAATGGCTCTAAGTGATCTAATGAATCTATAACTAATGTATCAAAAGTTCCTTTGTCTAATTTATAGATATCCCGTAGCTTATCCATAAATTCATCATACGTTTTAATTAAACCACTATGAGGTATTTCTCTTTTGTTAGTCAAAATACCAAGACCATCTTCTGTTTGTAAGACAACCGGATTTTTACTGCCTACTGCTAAAGTAGTTTTACCCAGACCGCTTGGCCCATAGATAATCGTAATAGCTGGTTTTAATTTACTCTTTTGTTGTATCCACTCTAAAGACATTATTTAACCTCTTTAGTTACAGTTTCTACAACTGGCTCTTCGACTGCCTTTTGCAATAAATCGCCATAATGTTGTCTAAGAATGTTTAACTTTTCTAATTCATTATTAGCATTAAAAGTTAGCTCATTAATTTGATTATTAATAAGTTTTAATTTACCAAAGACAACTTTGTTATCATCAGATAGATCATCTACCTTATACTCCGTACCATTTTCTTCGAAAGTAAATGTTTCGGATTTTTTTACTTCGTCACTCATTTGTATCCTCCTTTTGATTAAATGTTTGACATTCAGATTTGTAAGCACAAAACTTACACCAAGTACCAGCATTGAAACTTGGCTCTTCTCCAAGTGCTTCATCACAAGCTGGTTTTAGAATATTGAAACCCCAATCAACAAGATCGATAGCTTGAATATCCCAAGTTCTTATTTGCCCTTCTTTATGAAAGGCCTTTTTGTTAGGTTGAATTATTGTTAATTCTAAAACTGTATCTTCGTTTCCATATCTGCTTAGAGCTGCAAGAGCATATGTCATTAACTGCTCATTGAATCTTACATCTACTGGCCATGCACCAGACTTTAAATCTGCTATGACCATTCTATTGCCTTCGCCTAGAATGATTGCATCAGCTGTACCCCAAAGTTCATCATGTATTTCGTTAGCGTAAACTTTTTCTTCTATTAATAACTTTCCGTTAAGTTCTTCAGTTCTTTTATTAATGTAGTCCACATAGATTTCAGCCATAGCAATATCATCTTTTTCTATTTCAAAGCTGAAACCATCAACTGTTTGTGTTTGACCTAAATAGTAATCAGATAAAGTTATGCCCTCTAATCTTTTCTTTAATAATGCTTCTACCATTTCGTGAATTGCAGTACCTCTACTTGCTGCTAAACTTCCTGTTCGTTCAGCTTCAGCATTTGGTCTGGCTGATGCTGGACATCTAATTATTCTGCTAATGCTACTCGGTGATAGTATTGCGTGTGCCAATGTTATGCTCCTCTCTTACAATCGCTGACCATAGTTCTGGCGATACGATTGATGCGATATTAAAATCTTCAACGGGAAATAAATTCTTTTCGTAGGAGTAAGGGCATGGGATAGCTACTTTCCAATCTGCTCTATCCTGTCTAAACCAAAGACATGGTAATAGATCTACTTTTAATGCTTGTCTTACTGTTTGATCCCACCAGTTTTTTATGTCCGCTTGTGTTATTGCTTTTCTTCGCTTGACTTCTATAGCGTAGCCGGGACAGTTAAGTAGATCATGCCCACCACCAAAGGTTTGTGCATAATTAACTTCTAACTGAATACCAAGTAAGTCATTAACTTCATTAATCACTTCTCGTTCCCCACGTCTGCCTTTTGATCTAGCGTTGACCAAACTATTCTCCTACTTGTTGGCTTTCTTCGTACTTCTTGATTGATTCGTATTTGTAACGAACTTGTCCACCAATTTTTATGTAGGTTGGGCCTTCTCCTTTTGCTCTCCAGTTTTCTAAAGTGCGAGGAGACATTCCCCATCTTTCAGCAAGTTCTTCTTGATTGTAAAATATTTTATTTTCCATGTTGTTACCTATTACTTCGTTAATATGTTATTCTACTCGAAGTAAATTTAATAAAGCAAGTAACTGAACAAAAAATCTATAAATAAAATTTAGAAAAAAAATTCAGAAAAAAAGTCCAGAAAAAATTTACAGAAAATTTATCAATAATATTTATTAATTTTTATGGAGGTAGGAATGAGTATAGATAAAGTATCACAAGAGGAATGGGATAGAGTGACAACAATAAAAAAAGACATGGTTAATAAACCACCACACTATCAAGGCAAAATAGAATGTATTGATTTAATTAAAGATAGAGTTGGTGCTAGTAACTTTCCAGCTTACTTAGAGGGCAACATCTGGAAATATTTATTTCGACATAAGGATAAAGAAAGCAACATAGAATGTTTGCAAAAAGCCCAATGGTATTTAAACGCTTTAATTAAACATTACGAAGAACTTTAATTAGACATCATTATCTTCTGCATATAGTTTCCGACATTCTGCATCTCTTCGGTTGCTATATGCTCTCTAGTTTTACGATAGCGTTCAGTAGCTTTAATACTTTTATGTCCCATAAGAGTCTTAACATCTTCTAACTTCATTCTCTCCCCAGCCATAGTACCAAAGTTATGTCTTAGATCATGTAGCGTTACATCTGGACACCCAGCAGCTTTTCTAATCTTATCCCACATACGAAATGGATACTTAACACCAAGTATTGTTTCTCCTGTCTTTTCGCATGAATTAATAATAGCCATAGCTTGACTGTTTAAATGTATGATTCTAGGTTTACCTTGATAGTCTGTCTTATGCTCTTGTAAGACTAGCTTGTTGCCATCTAAATCTGACCACTTTGCAGCTCCGATTTCACTAGCACATCTACCACCAGTCAAGATACATAGTCTTATATACTTGATTGCGTTCAAGTGTCTTTCATGTGTTTGTGACTCTATGATATTTAATTGTTTATTTATTTCAGCAAACTCTTGATCTGTTAAAGGTCTATGACGTTCTAGTTCTGGATTCTTTTTTACATATTTAGCTGGATTATATTTAACCAAAGACAATCTAATGCTATGTTCAAACACAGAACTGATAAGCTGAACTACTCTATTAGCTTGATACTTGGCTCTCTTACTAATCTTAATGTGTAATTTAGTAATATCCCCTGTCTCAATATCTTCTAGTTTAGATTTACCAAGTGTATTTCTAACATCTTTATCCCACATTCTTTTTGGCTCTCCGTCTATCTCGCCATCTTTTAAATGCACACACTTCTTATTGTTATCAAATAAATCTTTTAACTTTAGTTCAAAAGCATCATTTAATGTTATTGCCTCTACATCTGCTTTTTTAACTACTAAAGGATCAATACCAGATGCTACCTCTCCTAGCTTTTGCCTTGCTATATTTCTAGCTACATTGATTGGTATATCTTTATTAGCTATCTTCATCTCTTTACGCTTACCATTCATGCGATAGTAAACATAATATCCTGTTGGATATATGCGTAATCCATTTACTTGTTTATCGGTTGTATATCTTGTTGCCATTTACCCTCCATCTGTCACCCATCTGTCAAGATTCATCGAAACGATGAGTAATGTTGTTACCTATGAAGTAAATTATACTTTAAGATTTGTAAAGAAAACAAGGAAAATTAGTGATAAAAAGTAATGATAAGAAATGATGTGATGTTAGTGTATTCATCTGCGCTACCAGACTGCGCTACTCCCCGAACTGTTAAAAACTAGCTGTTTACCGCCATTTCTGGAAGAGGTATATCATGGACTGATATGCCTATCTGTCGCCCATCTGTCAATGTCATGGACTCCATAGCATCCTTGAAACTTTGGATTGAATCAACTGTTTTCATAACGTGGTCGTGTACAGAATATTGAAGATATTTGCAATTACTAAAAGGTAAGAAAAAGACATTTTGGTATTTAAGATTAACCAAGGCAAAGACATCTATTGTATTGTCTTGATATTTACGAGTCTTGCTATGTGATCCTTTTCGTAAATCAAACCGCCAACTTATTCTGCCTTTTTCTATATGAGTTACTGTTTTGACTTGGCAACGATACATTTGGTTATCGTATTCAAAGATTATATCGGCATGAGAACCATGAGGCATAATCGTTACAGTATCGGTTTCCCTTGCTATCACAGAGCAAGTTAGGTATTCGCCACTCCTACCTATTCTCTCCGTTGCTCTTGTCATGGGTTATCACTTTAATTCATCCATCAACTGTTGCATTTGTTGTGTAAATATTTCTGGATATTTTATTTGTGTAATTTCTCTAGCTGTAGCTTGATCTGTTCTAATAATGTCTTTTATAAATTCAATCTTTTGTGAATCTAATAATCTTTTATATTCATCTGTTTGTATCATTGATTCTAGTTTAGCTTTCGTTTGCAAATTTATCATTTCAGACATCAAACTTTCATATTGCTTTGAATCTAACTCAACTCCACCAATGTCTCTTCTTGGAATACTTGGTGTAATTTTTAATCTTACAAGCTCGTTAAATACTGGATCATTTTGAATTTTTGATGTTGCTACAGGTGAGAATGTTTCTCCTAATCTGCCTAAAAATTGTGGAGCTGCACCTTTCTGGAACTCTATTGTTTCGCCAAATACATTTCTTTTCGCTGGTAATTCTTCTGAAAGTCCGGGTATTCTATTATAAAAAGAATCCATAACACTTTGTGCATCTCTTATAAGAGGATCATTATTTTTTCTCACATAATATGAAGCTGTTGGAATAAAGCTTGAAAGAAATCTTTGTATAGCTTTATCTCCATATCTATCTGGATTAAACATAACATTGATAGCATCGCTAATACCAGTTAAGAATGTTTTGTTTGTTATGTTTTCTGTAAATGATGCAGCTAACATTGTGGCCAATTCTTCAAACTCAGGTGCGCTATCTTCTGTAAATTTTTTATCCGCATACTTATATATATCTGTCCAGTCTGCTGCCAAACCAAACAAAATACCTATTGGCTCAAATCTATTATAGGCATAGTAAGTATCGCCAACTTTTATTGAATATGGTTGCCAACCTGTCTCTCTTAAAATTGCTTTTTCTCTAAAGTCTGATGGCCCTCTTCCTGTAATTAAACCATCGTTTGCTAAATAGGAAATACTAGCCATAGCTGTAGATCCAACAAGAAGTCTTGCTCTAGCCAAATCTGCTTCTGCACCACCCTTCTTGATAGCTTCTTTATACGACTTAGCAAACAAACCTAAAGGTGTTCTTTTTAATGCATACTTAACTATGTTTACAGGAGTTCTTACGAATGGAGCAATATACCTACTCCAAGGGTGGTTGTTAATAATTGTTTGTACTGCTTGTCCTGTTGGCCCTAAAGGGTTTGTAAATGTTTGCACCCTTGCTGTGTCTTGTGCTTTTAAATGTATATCTGGAAAATTCTTTGCTGGATCATCCATTATTTCAAAAGCTCTTTTAAGTCCTTTGCCTTCAGACTTTGCTTTTCTTATTGCCTGTCCCCATAGCTCTTGTCTATAACCTACCGATTTAAATAATTGATCTTCAGCAGTCAAGAATCTTCCGGGCAATCTAACTATCTCTCCCTTAATACCAGATATAGAGTTTTGTCTTTGTAACTCTAATTTAGTAAGAGGATCATCTACGCTTTGCGGATCAATCAAAGCATTTTTAAATGCTCTCATACCATCTAAGAAACCATAAATACTTCCATAAATTCTTCCACCAACTTCTGAAAAAGAAACTTTATCCGATCCCTTTCTTGTAGCCCCTAATACAGAAGCAACTGCATATTCAGGCATACGAGTAGCAGCCACAATAGCATTAGAAAATACGTTTACAATATGTGTAGATGGTGATGATAAAAGTGAATTGATCCAAAGCTCTTGTAATTTATCTTTAAATCTTGGCTTAAATGCATTTTTAGTAAACTTTGCAATTTGTTCTGGTGTTTCAAGATTACTTATAAAAGTAGCCATCTCTTCTATTTTTTCTTTGCCACCTTTATTTTGTATATAATCTTTTATTGCCCTAACTCTTAAAGTTTCTGTAGTACTAACAGTTTCTCTAAACTGTCTTAATGCTCTACCAGCTTCGGCAGTTATTCCAGATATTTGTTCTTGTATAGCAACGTGTCTATTAGCAGCTCTTTCAAAAGCCATCAAATCTTCTGCACTTGCATCAACACTATTTGCTTTCTTTGCAAGTTTCACAAGATTTGCAGCTGACTCAGTATTTAATACTCTTGCTGCATAAGCTGTTTCTGCATTAAATGCTGTGCCTTTTCTCCTATTAATAAGTTGATCTTCTGTTAAACCAGTTTCTTTAGCTAATGCTCTTAGCTCCTCTCCATTAGAACCAAACTTAACGACACCTCTTCTAGCTTCCATAAACATATCATTGTTTTCAGCTATTTCATTGATAACATTTTTTATTTTATCTGGTTCGTCAATTTTATTTAGGTTTATGTTTCCAGCAAAATCAGGTGGAGTTGCATCAACCTCCTCGATAAACCTAGAAGAAATTTTTAATTCCTCTGCTGCAAGTTCATCAGCGTATGCTGATACAGGTGGTTGATCTTGAAACTGTGCAGCAAAACTATCTGATACTCTAGCACCAGTTAAATCTTCTGCTTCATTAATTTGCGATACTATATCTAAAACTTCTTCGTCTGTTTTACCTCTAAGAGAATTAGGATCAATACCAGCCCTATTTAAAGCACTTGTAACTTCCTCGTATCGTTGTAGTTTGCCTTGATATTGGAGATTTATTTCTTCAAATTCTGGTAGCACTAAATCTTGTTCTAATATTTCTAAAACATCTTCTTTATCAAACTTAGTTACTCCAATACCCCTTGTTTCAGCAGCACCACCTCTTCCAGCACCAAAACCAAGTTCGTCAAATTGTTCTACAAGCAAATCTAAGTAATCACTATCTGGTGAACCATCTGCTCTATATAATGGTCTACTTGTTCTTGTTGCTGGTACTTGGTTTACATCATAACCAATAGCACTAATAATCTCTTCAAAGTTTGGATCGTTTTTAGGAACACCAAATACCAACGATCTTGCTGTTTTAATTTTTTTTGGTTTGAGTGGTCGTTTTAATATTGATGGTAACGTTGTACTTCTTGGTCTTTTTTCTTGTTTAGTCGTTGCTTGAACATCTTTATTTGATGTTTGTTGTTGTAATTTATTTAATACTTTAGGCCTTATATTATTATTCCAAGTATCACTTTTATAATCCAAAGGATTTTTATATTTTTGCAAAGATTTATTTATTAAATAATCTTTTACTTCGTCTATAGAGTTTAAAAATATATCAGAATCAACACTTGGCTTTCTGCTCATTTCTGATACTAAATACCTATCTCCAACTTTTATATAATTAAGCTCTATCTCTTCTTTATAACTTTTTGGCAATTCTATTTTTAAAGTTTCTGGGTTAGTAATAACTCCATTTTCATTAATACCATATTTACTAGGAACTAACTCTCTAAATTCTTTTTTAGAAAAATTAGGTATGATGTTGTCATCTAATATTTCAAACAACTCGTCATCATCAAATCCTCTATTTTTTGCTATTTCAGGAATTAATACATCTTTTTCTTCTTTTGATAGACTTTTCCATGTATCGTAATCAATATTTCTTTTAGGAGTGTTAATCAAAAATCCATCAGCATCAATATTATCTGTAGCATAAAGATCGCTAGGTGGCTCTGGAAGTTTGTTTCTAACTAATGATTCTAAATTTTGTTTTTTATATTGTTCAGATAAATCATCAAATAATTTATTTTCACCATTAAAACCAAAACCCAAAACCTTTTTAGTTCTTAATCTTTCAATAGCATTACGAACATCCTTTAATTCTAGCCCTAATTCTTTAGCAATAGTTGATGTGTAAGTATTTTTTGCTTTTGATTTGGGAAGTGTTTTATTGTTAGTTATAAAATCAACAATATTATTTTCTATTGCTTCATCAACACTTGGCTCTACTTTAGGAGTAGGTTCATCAATTATAGGTTGTGGAGTTTCTGTGTTTGTTTGACTTGGCTTTGTTTTAGAAAAACCTTTTGAAATAACTCTTAATAAAGCATCAAAAGGAATACCAATAGCAGAACCTTCAACAGCCATTTTCAATCTTGCTTCAGCTTCGTTATCGTTAGGATCAGCTTGTAAATATTCTGTAATTGGATTTTGTAGTTCTGGGTAATCTTGTATTAAGTTAGATATTCTTTGTTCATAAGGGCTGAAAGCTAACTGCTCCGCAGCAGTACCAATAGCTGCACCCTTTAATAATTTTTGACCTGTAGTAACCGCTTGAACTGGGGCAAATGCTTTTTGAGCTAAAGTACCGGGAATTGCAAAACCTGTTAAATCCCTTACTAAACTTCCGCCAAAATAATCTGGCTCTTCTATTTTTGGAATTGATTTTGCTACTATATTAAGAGGATTGTCTTGTTCTAGTGCTGTACTTAAAACATTAGAAACACTTAAATCACCAGATGCTTTGGCTTTTGCAAATGCTCTTGATATTTCGATAGGAGAAAATTTTTCTTTAAATGCTATAGCATCTAAAGTACCAGCTGCAACATCTCTCGCAGCACCAACTATAGTTCTATATAAATTTGTGCCAAAACCAACACCATCTTCCTTTTTAGTCTCAAATGGACTTGTTTGATTTATGGGAGTGTCACCAAAAGGATTTATTTTTTCAATCGGATTATCTCCAAATGGATTTTTGGCCATTATTGTCCCTTGATGTATTCAGTTCCGTTATAAATGTATTTTGTTCCTTTTGCTAATTTATCAAACTCGTCTTGCGTAGTAATTGTTATTGGTTGATTGGTATTATTAGGAAATCCTGTATTGTATCTTTGAGCTAATTCTCTTCTAAGTTTTTCCATAGGATCAGTATTAGAAATAATATCTAATATATTTTGATCTTCTACTGTTAAAGGATTGTCTGGAGTTCCGTATGTTGGATCATTTTGAATTTTAGTTAATACATCAACAACAAAATCTGATTTTGTTTTTTTAGTTTTTGGTTCTGGTTTTACAACGTCACCTAAAACTCTGCTACCATCTTCATAATAATTATATCCATCCGCACCTTTAATAATTCTTGGATTTTTTATTTCTGGTTTTTTAAAATAACTTTCTACAACATCTTTAGGAACACCAGCATTAATCATATCCATCATTCGCTGTTGCTCTGGCGGTAAAGTTTCATAAATAGCATTTAACCTTTGTTGTTTTTGTGCAGCTTCAATTCTTTGTTGTTCTGCAAGTTTTCTTGCATCCATTTGTTGTTGTAATGCAGCTGCAATTTGTGGATTACCAGAACGCTTTTGTGCAAGTATTTCCATTCTGTTACCAAACTCTCTAAGAGCTTTCATCCTTGCTTCTCTTTTTGCTAATTTTTCTTCTTCTCTTTTTCTTTCTTCAGCACCCATATTCATAAGATTGTTTTCTTGAACAAAGTTATTTGTTTGTTGCATTTGTTTTAATAAGCCACTTAGTCTTGCATCCATAAAATTATCATAACTGATTGCCTGAGTAGGATTATATCCACCCATAATTGCTTGTTTATATTGCTCTAATGCTTTAGACATATTTACTCCTAATCAAAAATATCTCCAAGCTGACTAAAGCTATCATAAATACCAGTAGCATCACTAAGTCTGCCGAGAAGTCCTCTGTTATTTGAAGAAGTTGTTGTTGTTCCTGTTGGCATACCTGATGTTATACCCGTTAGCATATTTATTTTTCTGTATGGATCATTGTCTGCTCTAAGGAATTCATTAAAGTTAAAATCAAGTCCAGCTTGATTAAGTGCTTGATCCCTGTCTCCGTAACCAGTTAATAAACCAAGTGATTTATATTGATCCGCTAATTGATTGCCAAGAATATTTGATCTGTATAACTCTGATTGTAAACCTCTATTAATATCTAAGTTTGCAAGATTAGTTGCTCTATCAAAACCTTGTAAATTTAACCTTGAAGCAATATCGGCAGCTCTATCTGCAAAGTTTCTATTTGTTTCTGATTCTAGTATTGCTGATCGTGAGCCACCAAAAGCACCTTGTCCTATTGCTGCATCTTGATCGCTTTGTAGTTGTATTTTTCTTGCTCTATCAAGATCACTTAATGTGTTGTCTATAACTTGTTCTGTGTAAGGATTTTGATAAGCACTTAAATCTGTTGTTGCAAGACTTGGAGTGTCTTGAAACATAGTATTTAATTCACTTCTTGGATCATAACTAAATGAATCACCAAACAATCCTTTTGCAGTATTTTTTGCTAATATTTGTTCTGGTGTAAACCCAGCTATTCTTTGACCTGTATATGCTTGAAATGGAGTATTGAATATACCCATTCCCAAGTTAAATAAAGTTCTGCTTCTTGCTGCACTTTCTGGATCAACCATAGCTGATGTGGTTTGTCTATCTCCACCCTTACCAGAAAATAGTGAACCTACACTAGCGATTTTTCCTACTGTGCCTAATGCTGCTGGTATTGCTGATGCCATCTTATAATTCCTTTTCTATAAAAAATATTTTTTCAAAACCTAGATGCTTAATTTTTCGTGACCAACCTTTGCGACCACCTAAAAATATTTTTCTGCATCCATGATGTCTTGCAAAATGTTCTACGCTAGGAAACATTTTCTCTAGCTCTTTATAATCTCCGCCACCAATCAAAATACTTAATGCGTTGTAGCGAGGATACTCAATAAAATATGTTATCATTACTGAGTTTTTACCACCCCAGATATGAAACATACCTTGATGGATTTTTTCTTTAATATCACTTAAATTATACATATCTTGGTGCTTTAATGCACGTTTAATATGATGCTCTAAGCGATCAAACTCTATCTCCCAATGCTCTTTAGACTGTTGCTGTGGCTGAGAGGTTTCCGTTATTGTCAACTTGGACTTTGTATTTTGTACCATCTGGACTAACCAATATTAATTCGGTGCTATCTACACCATTTGCTTCGATCCTTTCCCCTTTTTTAAAGGAAAGACCATCACGATATTCTATCTCGGATACTAAATAATTTTGATAATCGCTGTTAAGGATAACTGGTCTTTTTAATGCTCGTCTTGCCATTATCTTCTACCCCTAGTTCTAACATTTAGACGTATCATACCAACTTGGAATTGTTGGTCTGTATCGCCTGTAACTTTCATTTGAACTTGTCTTGCTGTAAATCTTGCATCGGTATAACCATCACTATCAAATGTGAATGTACCAAAATCTGTTTCGCTACCTAGCGGTGTAAATCTGCCTTTAAAACTTATGTCAACTCCGGGCAAAGCGTTTGCCTCTTCATCTGGAATAATCTGATTACATTGAACATAGTTATCGCCAATACCTATTTCAATAGGTGCAGTTTCACAAAATGGTTTGCTTGTGCCTAAGTTTTCTGAACCATTTAAAAGTACGCTTTCATGTTCAAAAACATTACCACTTGCATCACATGAGATAGGAAAGTTAAATACGCCTTGATCCATCCAGCATCCCCTATCCATCGTGCCAATCGACCAAACATTATCTATATAGTTCCAGATAGCATATTTGTTTGGCGTAGTCGCATCAACTCCTGATGGAAAGAAAAACCACATTTCATTAAAGTTAGAGTTATGGCCACCACATGATGTTTTTCTATAAGTAGCATTTAAGTCATCAAAGATATAATCATGTACGTCTGATTTTATTTCTCTTACCTGTCCGTCAAAAACAAAGAATGAGTTTTCTCCCATCCATGTTAAGAAAGCACCAGCTGTCACAATCGTTCTTGGACTGATTGCTTTACAGTTAGTACCAGCATCTTGAATACCATATATAAAAGGAGAACCTGTGTAATAGAGTCTAGCAACTCCTGTATCAGTAAAGATAATCACATCAGTTTGCCATTTAACACCAGCTAGTATTCTACCGCCTGTTGGTATTTGTATATCACCAGCTGTATTAGTTGCTGATGGTGTCCAAGTTGTAAGTGTTTCTCTTGATGACCATTGTACTTTTCTAGGATCGCCACCAGCACCTAAAGCTACAACATGTCTTTCATTAGTAACTACTACGCCCTGACAATTAGTAGGTGCGCCACTTACTGCTGTTGCCCTTGTTGATGGTGTTCCAGCATCCCATTGATAAATTTTTCCGTCTGATGGTGTGCAAAATAATAATATTTCACCAAAGTTATCAAAAGAAAAACTGTTAGTTTCAAATGCTAATCCTGATTGACTTCTTGCATCTCCGTAATCTTCTCTTCCCCAAAGATATGCACCATACCCAAGAGGATCAGTTGATGCATCACTTACAAAACCTACGGGTGTTATATCATGGAATGTATCGAATACTCTTGCATAAACTTTTTCTCTAGTTCCAATAACTAAAACTTTAGTACCATCATTCATAATATAGGAAAACAATCCTGTGGGTGTGCCTGTGAGTGGTGTTGTGTTTAGTTTTTCCCAACCGCCTATTGGTCTTAAAAAACCATTTTCGAAACGTACCAAATCGCCATCCACCCAACGACCTTTGTTTCCATACTCCGTGCCGTTAGTGACGATTCCCGCTGGTGGTGTCACTTGTATCAATGGCATCTTAGTTCTCCAATGCGTTAATTCTTTCTTCGAGTGTTTCTATCTTTGTGATAGCTTCTTGTAGTGCAGCTGTAAGTAATGGAACAAGTTTTGCTTGGTCTATGCCTTGCATTTCTTCTCCATCTTTTTCACCAGATATTGCTTCTGGAACTATGTCTTGTACTTCGTGTGCAAAAAAACCATCAACTATTGTATCTGGATCAACAATAAAATTAAATCTGTATGGCTGTAATTGTTTTAACCTATCAATACCATCTGATATAGCTACTTCATTTTCCTTTAATCTGTAATCCGATGAAGTGTTATATGATGTTGCACTACCATTAGTTGTAATGCCTCCTACATGACCATTACCATTATTAAATCCAATTTGTTGAGTGTTTACAGTTGCGCTAACTTTAGTTGCTAATGGATAATTAGTTGTAGCATAAATACTTACATTTGCATTAGTGTCTATTGGTGTTCCTGATCCAAATATTGATCTACCATCACTATCAATAGTCATCCTACCAGTACCACTAGTAATGAAGTTCATTTTATTATCATTATGACTATAAGTAATACCACCAATGTTAGAGTTAGCTGAGTCACCAAATCTGATAGATCCAGCACTAGATGCACCAGATAATATTGTCATTCCTGAATTAGCACTACCCTCTATAACCAATTCATCTGCACTATTTAAAACAGATGTAGAACCGCTATCGCCTGTCTTAATATGTAGGCCAACTCCTAAATCTTTGTTTGATAATCCAGATGATGCAAAATAGTTGTTAGCTGCAAGATCAACTGTGGAAAAAGATAATATACCACTACCATTAGTTTTTAAAAACTGTCCATTTGAACCATCACTAGGAAGTAAAAAGTCTGAGCTTTCACTTAAATCTGCGTAAACACTTAAACTAATATGATAGCCATTATCATCAAAAAACTTTAATTTTTTAGCACCACCTGAACTGGGAAATTTAATATTAACATCAGTTGTAAAGTCTGCTGTTCCTGTAACATTCAAAGTTTTATTGGAGCCAACATTAAGTCCGACAGATGTACCAGTACCAGCTGGGGAGAATATAGCATCAACCGAATTTAAGTTGTTATTAATTTTATCACCCCAAGTATTAGCTGAAGCTCCTACTTGTGGTTTAGTTAATTGAAGGTTTGTGGTAAATGTATCTGCCATAATATTCTACTTTCTAATTTTTGATTTAAGCCAATCAATCCATTCTGGCTTCTTCTTATTTATTATAAACAATATTATCCCTGTAAGGATAATTAGCTCTATGAATGTTTCCATGCTATTCGCCTATAGTTTTGGTTACTGAAGTTGGGTTTATTTCTTCAGCTATCTTTGAATCTAAAGCAGTCTTATAACCAGCTACTTCTTCTTCACCCATTAAACCTTCTACCCAACCAGTTACGATTGTGTTTGTTAGATCAGCAAATGGAATAAAGTCTGTACCAATATCTTCTAATGATAATGATTGAGTGCCATAAACACTAGCTGTGTATGGTACTTCTTGACCATCTACTTCATGTGTCTCGCTGCTTTCAGCGTTAAGTCTCCAATGTACGTTATAAACGACATCAGTTTCCGATTCATAATCGGGATATACGTCAACTGTTTTACAGTTCCAATTATATGTATTTGCCATGTTATTCTCCTTTTAGTTTAGCAATTTCACTTTTAAGTAATTCAATTTGTTCTTGTTGTTCTTGTATAGCTTTCACAAGTAATGGTGTTATTCTACCATAAGAAACTGACTGCATGATGTCTCCGTCTTTTTCACCATGAACACCATGCTCCCAAACTTCCTGTAGTTCGTGTGCTATAAATCCTTCAGAATATTTATCATCTTTAATGTAACGGAACTCTACAGGATTTAATTTATTTACTCTTTGTAAACCATCTTTTAATGGTTGTATGTCTTTTTTAGCCCTGTAATCAGATGTTGATGTAGTATCTATTGACTCACCATTCCAGAAAAGAGTGTCGTTACTATGATATAACTTATGCGTTGTGCTTGTTGGTAGATCTGAGTCTGGTAAAGCTATATATCCTTCATTAGCTGATGATCCGGATAGAATTATATTACCGCCAAGATAAAGGTCTTTGAATCTTGCATTACTTAAACCTAAATCTGTTAGATTATCTGATACGCCTCCAGCTGAAACTACTGGATGTATAGCATTACTACCATCATTAAACCTAAGACCAGTTCCTGCATTTTGTACTATTAAATCTGAGCTATAACTTCTTAGTCTACCTATTGCTGAGTTATCTTTTCTTAAATCAACAATAATGCCATCACTTGACATTCTATCTAA